TACAATTACATTTAATATGGATGGAGATCCAACACGTTACAGTATACCAGCTTTTGATACTATTACACTTAGTGACTATGTATCTAGTTCAACTGCTAGCGGAATATACAATGGAACAATGCATGGTACTGCTCCGTACACAATTAGTAATTCTTCTACTATTGGAATTAATGGGGGGTCATCTTATTACACCGGCACTGGTGGTTATTGGAATCAATCATATAACGGTAAACCATTTGAAGATAACTTTCCAGAATGGAATGCATTTAGAGAGTTGTGTGATGAATATCCAGGATTAGAAAGAGCATATCAAAACTTAAAAACTTTTTATACTATGTGCCATGCAGATAGTTTATTACCAAAGGACGATAAATGAAAGTAGTAAAATACAGTTGGAAACAATTAGAAGGCGCAGCATTGGAGATTGCACGTCAAATACAAAAAGATAACTGGAAACCAGATTACATTGTTGGAATTACACGCGGTGGACTTATTCCTGCAAACTTACTTAGTCAGTATCTTGGAGTTAAGATGTTAACATTACACGTTAGTTTACGTGATCATCCGGATGATAACGAACACAATGCATGGATGGCATGTGATGCATTTGGAATTACTGATGACGAACTAGCAAGTACCGGACAAGCTAAAAACATCTTAATTGTTGATGACATAAATGACTCAGGTGCAACCCTTGATTGGATTAAAGAAGATTGGAAATCATTGTGTTTACCAAATGACATAAGATGGAAACACGATGTATGGCATAAGAATGTAAGATTTGCTACAATATTTGATAATAGTGCTAGTAATGCACATGTTGATTATTGTGCAGAAGAATTTGATAACCGAGACGATCCAATTTGGATTGACTTTCCATGGGAAAACTACTGGAAGAAATAATGGAACTACATTCAATAGCTAAGAAACACGGTATACGAAGCATAGACGTTGAACAATTTTATGCTACAGATGGTTATTATTCGTTAGATTGGTCAAGATCAAACCTACCAAGCGAAAGAGCAAACGTTACACGGTCATTAACTGTTAAAATACACGAGAACGATTTTATAAAGTTAATTAACAACGCTGAAAAGTGTGAAGACTGGAATAAAAAATACTATGAAGATATGTATGTTAGAGATTCTAATCCAACTGTAAAAGCAGCATACGAAAAATATCAAATGTTTTTAGAAATAGCAAGATCGGAAGTACACAATGACAGACTTAACTAAAGAAGAACTACAAGAAAAGATTTTACAAGTAAAACGTGATATTTCTAAACATAGCGATTCAAGTAATCCACGTATATTATTAGGCCTTCAAGAATATGTAAATTATTTAGAAGACGAATTAAAAACATTGACAAATAAACAGTAGTGTTGTATAATACACACTTACAACTAGGAAATTATATATGAGCTTTAATAAAACAAAAACCGATTCAGAATTAGGTTTAGAAATACACAATCATTTAGTAAGTTTAGGAGTAGAAACTCCGGTAACTGAAAAAATATTAACATCATCAGAAAAGATTAATATCATTCAGGACAAGTTTTATGATATTATGGTAACTTTAGGTTTAGACTTAACAGATGACAGTTTAGCAGACACTCCTAAACGTGTTGCAAAAATGTTTGTCAACGAAATATTTTGGGGTCTTGATTATGATGCGTTTCCCAAATGTACTACTATTCAAAATAAGATGGGATACAATGAAATGTTAATTGAACGCAACATTAACGTACAAAGTAACTGCGAACATCACTTTGTAGTAATTGACGGGTTTGCAACAGTAGGTTACATTCCAAAAGATGTTGTACTTGGATTAAGCAAAATTAATCGCGTAGTTGAATACTTTGCAAAACGTCCACAAGTACAAGAAAGATTAACAGAACAAGTATTCCATGCACTGGAATACATTTTAGATACTGATAATATTGCAGTAGTAATTGATGCAAAACACTATTGTGTTGCTGCAAGAGGTGTAGAAGATACAGGTAGCACTACTATTACTAGTAAGTTAGGTGGTGCATTTAAAAACGATCCAACTACTCGTGCAGAATTTATGAGTATTGTAAACAAATAAGGAGAGTTATGAAAGACTTAAAACCACAAATTCCAGCAGTAGGCATTATGAAAACAAGTGACTGGGGTAACAGTAAAATGTATAAAATTCAATGCACATGCGGCAACGACGATGACAATATTGAGTTTATGATTGAGGCAGATGATCTTAATATGATTACTGTAACTACATTTACAACACAAAAAACTGCGTACTGGGATAGACCATTTGATGTTTCGAACACATACAAAATTAAAAATTCGTTTTTAAGCAGTATTGCATACGAAACATTGAGCTTTCTTAACGGGTTTCAGCATCGTATTAAAATGACATGGAATTTGTGGTTTAATGGTTATCTTAAATATCAGCAATCAACTATAATGACTGAACAACAGACATTAAACTATGCAGAAACATTGAAGGCTGCAGTTAATGATTGCAAAGATTTTCGTAAACAAGATAGGGCAACTAATCTTAAATGAGGTAGTTTTAAACCCTTAACATATAAATAAGTGTAGAGGAACTATTATGAACTACTTAATGATTAAAAAATGTATGAATACCGGACTTAAATATCTGTGTAAAACAAGCGGTAACAAAAATCCTTATTTATATACCGGATCCGGAGTTAGATGGTTGCACCATATTAAGAAACACAAATCACATATTATAACTTGTATAATAGGTGAATATAATACTAAAGAAGAATTGCAAGAAGCAGGTCTGCATTATTCTAAATTATATAATGTAGTAAAAGATTACACCTGGGCAAATTTAACAGAAGAAAAAGGCGACGGTGGATTAATAGGTAACGGACAATTAGGTAAAACTTGGAAAATTAAAGATACATCTAATATGAATAAACCAAAAACTAAAACAGATGCTTGGTATGAAGGTAAAAAAAAGACTGCTGGTAAAAACAACTATCAATTTAAAGGTCAAATAAAGACCCCATGGGGTCTTTTTGATACAGGTTTAGATGCTATTACAGAAGGCAAACGATTAAGAGAATTAGGAAATACAGAAGTAATTACAGATGGCAATACTTTAAGAAAGTATTTACATTCGTTAGATACTGTGTTAAACTTACAAGGCAGGCGAACTCCAAAAACTTGGAGAGGTAAAACGCCAAGAGAAATAGGTTTTGAAATAATAAAGGATACAGATGTCAAAAATTAAGATATCAGAAATATTTTACTCTCTACAAGGAGAGGGTAGATTTATGGGAGTGCCAAGTGTGTTCCTTAGAACGTTTGGGTGCAATTTTTCTTGTAGAGGGTTTGGAATGCCAGCAGGTGAACTAAGTGTACAAGCAGATGCGATTGCTAATAATGGTATACAATATCATTCATATGATGAACTACCATTAGTAACTACTGGCTGTGACAGTTATGCAAGTTGGCATCCAAAGTTTAAACATCTAAGTCCAGCGATGTCAATAGACGAAGTTGCAGCTAAAATGATTGAGCTGTTACCTAACGGTGAATGGGGTGGAGTACACTTAGTAATTACAGGCGGCGAACCATTATTACCAGGTTGGCAACAAATATATCCAGAATTACTAAGACATCCATTATTAGCAGACTTAAAAAACATTACATTCGAAACTAATGGTACACAAGAACTGTTACAAGATTTTGAAAACTACTTATACATGGAAAGACGGTATCAAACTACGTTTTCAGTTAGTCCTAAACTAAGTGTAAGTGGCGAGCCTAGAGAAAAGGCAATACGTCCTGAAATAGTAACCGAGTATCAGTTTTCAGGGCATAGTTCATTTTTAAAATTTGTAGTAGCATCTGAAGAAGACGTAGAAGAAGCGCGTGAAGTAATGCAGCTATATAAAGACAACGGATTTAGAGGTGATATTTACTTAATGCCAGTAGGCGGTGTAACTGATGTATACAACCTTAATAATCGACGAGTAGCAGAACTTGCATTAACGCACGGATTGAGATACAGTGATAGACTTCACCTCCCTCTCTTCGGTAACAACTGGGGAACATAATGTTTGGAAATTTTATAAAAAAAGTGTTTAGTGGTGAAAATCCAGAACTAAAACATCAACAAGAAGTACAAGAAGCAATTAAAGCTAAACAAAAAGCTAAACCTAAAGCAAAAGTTAAGCCAAAAGCTAAAGTAATTGAAAAAGAACCGCTAACTGACAAAGAAAAAGCTACCTTAAAACATGAACCATGGGTTGATGTAATTGGGTTTAAAGTTAATCCAAGTAACATTAGAAATGGTTTTTTTGAAATTGATTGGAATGATCACTGGATTGAAAAATTAAAACAAGAAGGGTATGGCTTTGACGGCGATCCTGAAGAAGAAATAGTAGGTCGTTGGTACAGAGATATTTGCACCAACGCTGCAGCAGCCGAAGGCATTGATATATCAGATCAGGACTTTGGATTCCTTAACGTTAACCGATCAGGCAACTAATGACATTTATTTTAGTAGATACTTCAAACTTATTTTATCGTGCAAGACATTCAGTGCAAGGTAGTGCCGATTTAAAACTTGGAATGGCATTGCACATTACATTTAATAGTGTTAAAAAAGCATGGCAAGACTTTGGAGGAGAACACGTAGTATTCTGTTTAGAAGGACGCAGCTGGCGTAAAGACTTTTACGAACCATATAAGAAAAATCGTGCAGTAACACGCGCTGCTATGACAGTAAGAGAACAAGAAGAAGATAAACTTTTTTGGGAGGCATACGGTGATTTTACAACATTCCTAAATGAAAAAACTAATTGCACAGTATTACAACATTCAAAGTTAGAGGCAGATGATTTAATTGCTGGATTTATTCAGATGCATCCGGAATCTAAACATGTTATTGTTAGTACAGATACTGACTTTCATCAATTGATTAGTGAAACTGTTAGTCAATATAACGGTGTAGCAGATCAACACGTTACTCACACCGGATATTATGATGCTAAAGGAAAACCTGTAATTGATAAGAAAACAGGCGAACACAAAGTACCATTTGATCCGGAATGGGTATTATTTGAAAAATGTATCCGCGGTGATACTAGCGATAATGTGTTTTCAGCATATCCTGGTGCTAGAACCAAAGGCACTTCAAAGAAAGTCGGGTTAACTGAAGCGTTTGAAGATCGCAACACAAAAGGTTATTCGTGGAATAACTTTTTATTACAAAAATGGACTGATCATAATGGTCAAGAACATCGGGTATTAGACGATTATGAACGAAATCGCGTGCTAGTTGACTTAACTAAACAACCAGCAGAAATTCGGTCGTTTATTAACGAAACAATTAGTACTAATTCTAAACCTAAATGTATTACACAAGTTGGTTCACGCATGATTAAATTTTGTCAATCATATGATATGAAACGGATGATTGACAATATCCAACCATTTGCAGAACCGTTTCAAGCAAACTACCCAATAAAATAATTATGAAAAAGATTACAATACTAAAAGAAGAACTAATTGAAATATTAGCAGTACTAGACAAGTTTCCAGATGTAGAAAAGATTGATGTAGGGTATGATAACAATAGCGGTATTGGTTACATATTAAATATTTCATTCCCATACGTAGTAAACGGTGTTGCTACTACTCAAACTGTTGAAATTACAGGTGTAGATCAATGGTAGAAATTGAATTACACGCTAAACCTATTATTGATGGCAAATTTTGGATTGTTGAACAAGACGGTTTAAAAGTTGCTACACTGCATAAAAAAGAAAACAAATATGTGTTAAGTAATATAGACGGTGAGATACTGTTTAATAAAAAAGAAGAAATAACTAATCAATTTGGATCTGATTTCTTCTTAACTAAACATAATATAAAAGTGTCTGCGGTTGAAACAAATGAGTGTTATGGATATCCGACTAGTTGTAAACCGTATAACGCTATATACGACGTTAGACGCAAGTTACCACT